GAATTTTCAAAGGCAAACTGAAAGATAATATGCTGAATCTGAAACTTTCGGAAGAGGCAAAAGAAGAAAACGACATGCAGCAGTTCCTGCTTGCGATAAGAGACAGCGGTTTAAAAGACGAGAATCTGCTGGAAACATTTTATGACAGAGTGATTGATAATTATGATCATGTCGGAAACTATCTGATCCTGCTTTACCGTGATGCTTATGACGTTATTACATATACCTCAGACAATAACAAGATAGACGAGTCAGAGGATGTGTATGAATATCTGCTCTGTGCGATTTGCCCGGTAAATCTGACAGCTCAAGGACTGGCATACAGCGAGGAGGAGAACAGGATTATAAACAGGATCAGGGATGCAATGCTCTTTTATACAAGAGACACGAAAGCACCACATCAGGAATTTGCACGGGCGATGGGATGCATTGAACAGACAACGGCAACGGAGCAGAGAGAAGCATTAAAGACGATCATCACGGATATTCTTGGGGATAGTGACGAAGGAATCAGAATGTATGAGAATTTTCATAGAATCCTGGATGAAAAACTGGAAGAGGAAGCAAAGAAAGAACTGGAACGGGCAGAACAGCAGAAATTAACACTTGGAATCCTGGGCGAGACACTGGAAAAAGCAGATGTAGCAAAACCACAGGTTGAGGAAATTCAGAAAACATACAGGAAAACTTTTGAAGAGGCCCCGACCATTGCAGCAGTGATCGATGGAAAAGCGGTCAAGAAAAGTTACGAAAGAGACGGCGTTGAGTCTATGAAAAAAATGTTAAAAGATGCTGCAAAAGAGATTGAGATCTTAAACGGAGGAGAGACGGAACTGTCAGAGAGAATACGGGAAGTTACGGGAGTTTAGGAGGGGTTTACATGCACAGAGACGGAAAAGAACGCCGCCAGATCATTAAGGCAATGGTGCAGCGACAAACAAGAATATCAAAGCATCCGGACCAGGATGCGTTGAAAAGATTCAGAGAAGTGCCGTATCGGTTGCGGTATGGGAAGGAGAAGAAAGATGCTGAATAGAGAAAAATATGCGGAAGAGATTTTAAATATTGCATGTGAAGGAGGCAATATTGCGTTAATTAATGGAAAACTGGAAAAATGCAGGGGAGTCTGCGATAAATGTGATTTTTGCGATAACGACATTAGAAATACTGGTCGTTGCAGAGAAAAAGCAAAAGAGTGGGCGAACAGCCAGTATGTTGATTGGAGCGAAGTTCCAGTCGATACACCGATTTTGGTCAGAGATTCTGAACTTTTTGCGTGGAGCAAAGAACATTTTGCAAAATATGAAGATGAAACGGTTTATACATGGGATTATGGAAAAACGTCATGGAGCACATACGACGGTAAAATGAGTAGCTATAAATATGCTATGTTGCCGGAAAGTGAGGATCAGAATGAAAATAAGCAGGATTAAAAACCAGATATCTGAGGCAGCGACAGAAGCCTGTGGGTATTCTCCACTAACAAAAGTGGTTTCAGAGGAAGAAATCAACAGGATTTTGGAGCAGGAAAGCGGATGGATTCCAGTAAGTGAGAGACTGCCGGAAGAATCTCTTAATAGTGTAATTGGATGGGATACATATCGAAACCGTTGTTGCTTTGTACAATATTTGGGAGGACGGTTTGTCCTCGGTGATGATATTGATAGTGTAAATGTCACAGCCTGGATGCCGCTGCCGGAGCCGTACATGGAAAGCGAGGGATAGCAATGGAATATGGCTATATCAGAGTTTCTTCCAAAGAGCAGAACGAAGCCAGACAACTTGATGCATTGCATAAACAGGGCATAGAGGACAAAAATATCTATATGGATAAACAGTCGGGTAAGGATTTTAACCGCCCGAAATATAAAATCCTTTATCGCAAACTGAAAAAAGGAGATGTACTGTACATAAAAAGTATTGACCGGATGGGAAGAAACTATGATGAAATTATACAGGAATGGCGCCGAATCACACGTTTTCGTGAAGCTGATATTGTGGTGTTGGACATGCCGCTGCTTGACACGAGGCGGGGGAAAGACCTTATGGGTACATTCCTGAGTGACATTGTATTGCAGGTGCTTTCCTTTGTGGCAGAGAATGAGAGAACCAATATCCGGCAGAGGCAGGCAGAGGGAATTGCGGCAGCAAAAGCCAGAGGTGTGAAATTTGGCAGACCATCAATTCCATTGCCGGAGAATTTTGACCAGATGCGTAGGAATTGGAGAGCCAGACACATCACAATAGAGGACGCGGCAAGGGAGTGCGGAATGTGCACAAAGACATTTTATAGTAAGGCGGTAAAAGCAGAAATGGAGGAAAATGATGCAGAATAGATTTTTATCCCGTGGAAAGCGGATTGATAATGGGGAATGGGTGGAAGGATATTTATATGGTATCTGGGAGAGAAGATATATCCTATGGGGAATGACCAATGATATCCCGAACATGGTCGAAGTAGACCCAGAAACCGTCTGCCAGTGCACCGCAATGCCTGATAAGAACAACAAACTGATCTTCGAGAATGACATTGCCATAAAGCATAATGATGATGATAAAGAGCCATATCTGATTAGATGGAGTGAGAATTACGCAGCATGGGAACTGGCACAATGCGGATGTGCTATGTACGGATTTTTCGATGTTGATTTCGGCGAAATAGAGGTAATCGGTAATGCGATTGATAATCCGGAGCTGTTGGAGGTGTAAACATGACGGAGAATGAAGCAATTGAAGAATTAAAATTTGATTGTAACGAACTTGGAAAAGCGATTCCGTGTGATACATCATGGGGGAAATCTTTTGAAAATGCTTATGCAATGGCAATAAACGCACTGGAAGAGGTACAGAAATACCGGAAAATCGAAAAAGACTTAAAAGAACGTTATCATGCCAACGTAGATATTCCGCTTTTGATGCACCACTTTATCGAAACGGTGTTTGAAGGGGAGAAGCATGAGGGATTTTGCCTTTTAACAAACGAGGATGCTAAGGTGTGGGAAGAATATAAGGCGATCGGCACACCGGAAGAATGCCGGACGGCGGTGGAGAAGCAGACAGCGAAGAAAGTGAAATCAATATCCCAGGTAAAAGACGGAGACAGCTATGTCGGTCTTATAGGGAGATGTCCTTGCTGTGGAGACATATTGGAAGAGGATACCGTATATTGTGATTGCGGCCAGAGATTAGATTGGGGGACGAGCGATGAGATTGATTGATGCGGACGATGTAAAGAAGATGATTTCTGATACATTTGAGAAGGAAAAGGATGTTATAAATAGCTTTTGGAAAATGGGTACGTTGATGGAAAAAGTCGACGAAATTCAGACCGCTTACAATGTGGATGCGGTTGTAAGCGAATTGGATAAGGCAAGTTGTGTTGCACAGCCTGTAGGATGGAGTGCAAAAAAAGAAATTGTTGAACTTAAAACGGTAATTGAGATTGTGAAAGGTGGAGGTGTAGATGAAACAAACTGACATAGAAATGTCTTATGCCAAGCTGAAGGAATCTGATGATAGATTAAAAATCTTGAAAACAGAAACTGGAAAAGAAAGATTTATCAACAGTAAATGTGCTTATGAGTACCGGATAAAAAGCGCAGGCAGAGTTTTAAGACATATCCGTGACGAGTACAGGACAGGCAGACTGTGCGATTTGGAAACACTTCTCCGGCATTGCCAGGATAAACTAAATGGCAGCATTGACGGAATTGAACTGGAACTGAAAGAAGGAAAATCGTTCCGATTCGAGAAAGACGAGCAGGAAAAAACGAAAGGAACGTTTAATACAGTATTGGTTGATATGCCAGAGCTGACAGGTAAAGGTAAGCAAGATGATTTTAAAATTAATAGGGATAATAATTGTTATTTCATTTTATGATGAGATGGAAAAAGCACGGGAAAAGAAAGAACTGCATAATGTTGTATACTGGGGAATCCTGTTAATAACTGCATTCATTATGATCTGGAATTAAAAATCATTAGTAATAGACAATATTACACGCGTAAATTATAATTACATATAAATTACAAATATAATTATAAAAGGAGACAATGACATGCAGACATTATCAGATCAGGAAAAGAAAGTTTTAAAAATTATCAAGGAGTCAGAGCAGCAGTTGATGCCGGAAGAAATCACGGAAGAGATAAACAAAAAATACGGGCAGGTTTGGCCGGTGCAGGTTACTCTGACGTTTATGGCAAGATTAGAGAAGCTGGGATATACGGATACTAATAAACAATGAAGAACAGGCAGGGAGAAAAATAAAACAAGCAGAGGGGGAATGTGTGTGAATGAGAAAGAAGTGTACGAGATCTGTATGAGTGTAGATAGCATCATAGCCGATAAACTGACAGA